CAGAATCATATGATGCAATAAAACCAGTAGAAACTTTTCCTACATTTGGTGCAACAGTTAATACTTGTTTAATTTCTTCACCAACCTCTGGAACTCCAGTTACAGTATCAAACTTAACTGCCTGTAATGAAGAATATGTATTATCAGTATAAGTTACTGATGTTCCCACTTTTGTAGGGTTTTTTACAACTCCTACTTGTGAAAATTTAGTATCAATTGGAAAATCTTTTGTCGAATCATCAAATCGAGCATAAACGATTACTCTATCAGTCCCTAATTCAGTATATACATCTGAACCGTGTCCTAAACCTGGTGGTATTATAGGAATAAGTTTTGCACGACCAGTAGATGTGCTAACTCCACTACTTAAAGTTCCTAAATCAACAATACCGTAACTATAACCTTTACCCCCAGAACTTACAGTAACATCCGTAATTGTACCGTTTACAACATCAACTCTTGCTTTTGCACCATCACCGTCACCAATTATATCAACTTCCTGACTTAAACCATTTGCATATCCACTTCCTGCATTCTGTATAAAAACGTGTTTAATTTGATTTTGGTTTACAGAAGAATCTCCGTTTTCACGAACTGATCTTATTTGAGAGTCTTGGCTGGAACCCCAACTATTTGGGACAGTAATAAATTCAGTTGAGTCAAATTTAATAATATCACTAGGTGAAACAGTGAAAAGATACTTCCAAAGATATCCGTCGCCACTATTTCCTGCTTTGGATGGTTCCAAATCAGTGAAGGTTGGTTCATCTTGGGAGACATTGCCAAGTGGGCTAGCTCCTGTTGATCCATTATCAATACAAACGTAAACTTTAAAGTCGGAATTAAGTACGTAGTAGTTCGCATCGTATAATCTATTTGCTTGTGTTAAAGGACTTGGATTTTCTACACTATAATCATCTCTGTAAATTTCATATCTACTTCCTGCTACCCAATCAACTCTTCTTATAATTCTTCTAATATTTGAGGATGCTATTTTTTTACCAAACATCATCGTATCACCTGTATGCTTACGATAGGAAAAACTATCGGTAGGTGCAGGTGTTGATGAGTTCCAATTAGATGATCTGCCGTATCCAACTAAAGAACCAGTGCCAGCAGGATTTGGTAATCCAATGAAAACATAGTATGAATTATTCGTGTTTTCTACTGATTCAACAAAGTTGTTTGCGTTCAGAATTCTAAATTGATCAGTAATAATCGCTGACATTGTATCTAAACTTTTCTTTTCCTTTTATTTATAGAGGTAATGTAATCAAATTCCAAACACTCTGATCGCACCTGAAGATCTTAGACCTCTCAGAGACGCTACAGTATAGTTCTTTCTTTGAATGGTTGGGAAGGTTGCTAAACCAGAACTGACTGTTAATCCAGTCACTCCGATTGAAATTGGACTACTATTCCTAGATGCATTATATAGTCTACCCCAACTAATTCGACCTAAGTGTGTGGCAATACCAGGATTGCTATTATTAAAGTTACCTGTCAATCCAGCTCCTACACCAGTTGTCTGTCCATTTTGAATATTGCAAGTAATTTCACCATTTTCACCAGTAGAAGTCACTGCATGAACCTTATAGATGTTATCTAAGAAGGTTGATCCGATTGATACTATAGATGAATTATGAGTGTCAACAGATGTAATACCAGTTCCAACTGTTGTATCTTTAATAAACACTGGATAACCAACTAATAATGTATTTGCTGTTTTATCTGCTCTGAAGAAGAACTTAAGTGCTGATTGTCCACTTACAGTAGTTGTACTGATACCAGTAACAATACCAGTAAATCCTTCAACATTATCAATTGATGTAATTTTTTCAGTTTTGAATTCAGGTAAGTCAATAATCACTTGTGGTGGTGTTAAGTTAGAGTAACCTAAACCAGCATTTGTTATTGATGTTGCTGTCACTGTGCCATTAGTAATTGTAGCAGTTGCTGTCGCTGTAGTACCAACTCCAACACCAATTGCAGGTGGTGCACTTATTTTAATTGTTGCACTTGCATATCCACTTCCTGCATTTGTAATATCTAATGATGTTATTGTTCCAGCAGATGATACAATTGCTGTTGCGGATGCACCAACATTAATTTCACCAGAAGTAACAAGAGCATCAACGGTACTATAGTCTAAGTTATAATCACCATCAGACTCATCAGGATTACTTGCACTTAAATGATCACCCTTTTCATAGAAGAATACTTCTGCATCATCCACGAATATTCCATTAGTACTACCTTCACCAGATGATGTTGTAAAATTACCAATAATCTTAGAAGTTGGATAAACTTGTGGTTCAAGTATTTCTCTTGATTTATCAATTTTCTTTCCACCTAATACGATATCAACTTTTTGTTTAGTCCATCTCATTGGTTTATTATTAGTTGCATCAATACCTGCACCAGTGTAAATATCAGTCTCAACAAGTTTTGCACCAAGTAACTCTTTGATAGTTCTTTCTGCCTGTTGCGAAGTTGTAAATCCTACAGGGTGTTTAAATAATCTAACTTCATCACCAATCTTAACTGTCTGCTGAATATCTGCAGTATCTACATCAACTCCATCTTGTCCCTTATAGAAGAATATATCAACTTGTGCTTCTGGTCTTGGTGCTTCTTCAAACTCAAATGTAGTGCCACCCTCAAAGGTATACGCAGAACCTGGTACTTGTAAAACACCATTTACAAATATAAGAAGAACTGCATTTAAATCAATTAACTGTGAAGTTGCATTATTTAAATCTTTTTCAAAACTTAGTAATTGACCGTTAAAGAATAGTGGGAATCTAGTTCTTGAACCATCTTGCAAGTTTTTAATAGTATCAATAAAGTCAATTTCACCAAACTGCCAAGAAGAGAATTTATCTTGGAAAATTTGAGTAACCTCTAATTCAAATTCTTGTATTGGTGCAGATAAATGAGCAGCAGTTACTAATCCAACTGGTTTGAACTTATCACCAACTTTAAATGAATGGCCAGGTCTTGCGATTGAAAACTCTGATATTTCAAATGTTGTCGATCCAATACCTACTGTTGTTTTTGATGCACCAACTTTAACATCAACTAATAGATTAGAACCAGTATCAGTTGTTAATCCAAATCCTGCTCTTGAAATACCAATTACTGGTAAGTTATCATAGTTTGGTTCAGGTATAATAATTTCAGGATTTACATAACTTGTACCAGCAGAAACAATATTAAATGCAAGTGTACCACCAACACCAACTGTTGCGGTCACAACTGCACCTGTACCACCGCCACCACCTTGACCAACATTTAATGTAATTGTATTAGTTGTAGTTGCAATAATCGCAGTTTGAATACCAGCGATAGGATCTGAATTAGGGAAACTTGTTTTAGATACTGAACGAGGATATGGATGGTCAGAGAAGAAGTTATCTTTTGAACACTTGAATACTAATCCACCAGTATCAATACCAACTGTATCACTTGTGGATAATCCATGACTTGAAATTGTAAGTACCAGAGTTCCTGTATGAGAGGTATAAACTGCATTTGTTGCAGTAAACGCATTACCAGCAAAGTTTGATTGTCTTATTGAACCTACACCAGCACTTACAAATCTATGCACATATGCTTGGTCTGTAACTCCAATTGCAACAGAACCACCACGATATCCTGAACCAAATGTAAGATCTTCAAAGAATTCAAACGCATTACCACCGCCTGTATAAGTGTGTGTTTGAGTGTGAACTCCTGCACGAACTTCAAATGTTCTATCAGATACTATACCAACAACAAATAAAGATCTATCGTGATTTGTAAATATTGTTGTTCCTGAACCCACATTAAAGTTTAAATCTTTAAGTTTGACCATATTTGGTCTTTCCAAGGCAAATCCGTGAACTTTATTTGTGGTAACTGTAATGATGCCTGTAATATTATCATATGCAGCAGTTTGTATTCCAAGATTAAATCCTGAAGATGTTGCAGTGCCTACAACGCTTGTTAATCCACCAGCAGCATTTTTAAATGCTTTAACTTTCGCACCTTGCAATGGAGCATATCCTGTACCTGGTGTAGAACCTAGTGAAACGATTAATCCACCTCTTGGAACTTGGTTTTGATTAATATCAAATTCAGATACGATAAAATCACCATTCGTAGATGTTATACCACTGAACTCTACAGTTGATATACCAGCAGTTGTATCTGATATAAATTCATAATTACTACCAGTGTTATTAACAGTTTTAGGAGTTTGGAATACACCATTGATGAATAATACACCATTTCCTATTCCAATACCTGAAGAAGTGTTTGCCCCACCTACAGTCAATGAATATGTTTTACCAATACCAGTAAAGTTATCAGATATATCATCAAACAACATATTAGTTGTATAGTTACTTCTTAAGAATGTTCGACCACTAAAGTTTGCTCTTACGAACGGTAAATTAGTTTCATCTCTTCTTGATCTATTATTTCCTTTTGGTGGGTCAGAGAAGAATACTTTACTATCAACTATATTAAATGCACCTCTGTGAACTCTCGCAGTTGCATTTGCTGCGTGTGAAGTTGCTGTAATACCTAATTGTGCTCTTTCAACTTTAACAACTGGTAGAGTCGCAATACCAAGTGCTACATCAGTTGAATCATTAATAACTCCACTAGCGATACTAGAGAATCCAACTTCAGTAACTTTTACATATTCATCATCAATTTTAAGAAAATCTCTTGGTGCAACAGAACCAATTCCACTTAATACAAATTGAGATAATCCAATACCTATATTTGAATCCAATGTATGTGTGATTGAAGTAAATGTAACTGGCTGTTGAACAACACCGTCTAAACCAATGATTGTTTTGGTTAATGGTTTTCTCATTGTTAATCTATGAGCATTACCTGCACCAATACCTGTAAATGTTACTGCATTACCAGATGAAACATATTCAGGTCTTGTATATAATTCAAATCTATTTTCATCAAGAACTTTAGCATAAACTGTGCTTGGTAATAATGTTGTCACTACTCCAGCAACATTTGCAGTAGAACCAATTGATATTGCTGTACCTGCGATTCCTATGAATGTTGAATCTGGTGT